ATCAGCTTCAAAGTCTCCTCTGTTGTTGTCAACCGGTTGGCTTAGGTAAGCTACACTTAAAGCAGTGTTTGCATCAATATCATTCGTTTCAGTTACGATGAATGAAATAGTAGTTCCTGAAATTTTAGTATACTTTCTATGTACAGTTGTAATGTCACCTGAATCAACAGAAAATGCTCTTACAGCTTCTGTGTCAGGACGTGTTAGGTCTGAAGATAGAATGTTAATTTTAACGATTTTGTCACCGTTACCAGCTGCTGCTACTGACTGAGAGAAATCTAAGTCATAGTCAAAGTCAGATAGGTTAGTGTTAAGGTCTACAGAAGACGTAGTAAATTTACCAGTTGCTAGTGTGTCAGCAAGATCTCCAGCTCCTAAACCTGTAAAGGTTGAAGGATTGATAGAGTATCCAAATTTACCTGCTCCGTAAAGTCCGTCAGCTACATCTTCGTCAACTGACATCTTTGCAGATGCAGAAGATACGTTTCCGTATAGGTTCTCTCCGTCGTTAAATCCGTTGGCTCCAGTTCCGTATTTAAAGTCTAAGTAAAATACTAGACCTGAAGGTAGGTTCATTGGTTGTACAGATACAAAGTCCTGTGCAACGATTTGAGCGAATACTTTACGCACTAAAGGTAAAGCTACTCCTGCCCATTGCTCACCAGCTCCAGCTGTAAAGCTTCCTCCACCAACATTGGTTGAGTTTGCTTCAGATACGATCTGCTTTGCTTGGTTCTCAAGAATCATAGCCATGTTGTTTGACTCTTTTTCTTTTAAACCTTCAAGCAATCCAGATTGTCTCCACTTGTCAGCCAACTTATTTGCGTCAGCTTGCATGCTTTTGTACTGGTTTGAGCTTTCTAATAGGTTATTAATTTCCATGTTTTAAAAAATAAATGTTTAAATAATTCCAGCTAATTTTTGCATTCTTCTAACTGCGTCAGAAACTTCTGTAATTACTTCTGGTTTAGTAGAAGCTGTTGTTCCTGTTGCTTTAGAAGCCATGCCTTTAATTTTAGATTCTGTTACTGTTTCTTTCTTTGCATTTACTACATTTTCAGATACAGTTTCGAATACTAATTTCACTTCTTTTACTGTTTCGGCTTTGTCGAAAGCAGCAATAATGTTAACTTTTTGTGATTCTGTAAGGTTGTTTGCCTTAAAGATTTTGTTAACATAAAGTAGTTTTGAATTGAGAAGATTAGTTTCGTGTAGATCTTTTTGTAAAGTCTTGATAGTTTCAAGAGCTTCATGAAGGTCTGATTCACTTACTGTCTTGTTGATGTTTGTACCTTCAGCAGAATGGTCAGCTGATTCTTGATTAGCAGTTGAGGTTGCTGTTACATCCTCTTCTACTGTATCTTCATCATCATGTTCACCTTCAGCTACTGTAGCCTCTAGTTCTGCAAGAAGTTCGTCTAGGTCAATTTCATCATCTTGTTCAGCAGGTTCTTCGATTGGATCTTCTAGTTCAGGCTCGTCACCCATACCTTCAATATCTCCACCGTCTAAATCTGCACCTACTTCTTCTTCTCCACCGCCGATTTCTTGACTAATGATATCTCTTATCATGTCCTTAAACTGATCAACAGTTAGGTCAGATAAATCTTCGTCTCCATCAACAGCTTCTTCACCGGCATCATCGCCAGCGTCTTCGATTTCGTCTTCAGCTTCGTCTTCAGATTCTTCTGAATCATCCTCGGCTTCGTCTTCGTCAGCTTCTCCTACTGGTTCTATTTCTGTTAGGTTTTCCTCTACAGCTTCGTCTTTGTCGTCTTTGTGTTTTCCTTCTTCTACTTCTTCTTCTTCGACTTCGTTTACTACAGTATCTTCAATTTGAGATTCTTCAATCTCTTCTTGTTCTTGAAGTTTTGCAGCTAACATGTCTTTAAGATGAGGAGTTAAAGTCTCTTCCAAAGCTTCTTTAGCGTTAGCAATAGCGGCTTCTCTTACAGATTTAGCTTCAGCAATAGCTTGCTTGAATAAATCTTTGTTTGCCATTTTTAAAAAATAATTGTGATTGTACGATTATTTAGAATCGTAATAAGGATTAAAATATTTTCAACGTAGTTACTTGAACTTCGTATTGTATATATAAATATATACTGTTACTGAAAACTAAGAAAGTTTTTTAAGGTCTATTACTTTACTTAATATATCTACATTAGCATCAATAGTGGCATTACTATAGAACCAACTATGTGCATTGCTTGTAATGGTATTTAAAAGTTCTTGATCGTCTTTTACTTCTAAATACCTTTCATAAATTTTATCAGCTTTTGCCTTATAATAGTCTAAACCCCATTTATATTTAATGTCTTCTAAATCTACTGCAATATAATGGTAGTTGGGTACTAACTCATTATGAAACTTACAAGTAAGGGTAGGCCTTATTACTGGAGTTTGTACTGCAAAGCTCTCTAAATCCCTATATGTTATTTCAGCAGTACCGTTCAAGCAAAGAGAAACTTTTAATGAAGCAAGTTCATCTAAAAATTCTTTATTATCTATACCATTGTTTCCTTCAGATGTACATAAAATATTAAATCTTTTGTCATCTTCAAGGTATTTACGAAAGAGGTATGTTTTACCTCTAAAGTGTAGTCCATCTATAGTTTTAGTTTTTGCAACAAATGATTTGAGGTAATCGTTTTGATTAGCAGAATGAAATATATACGATGCTGGAGTATATTCCATGTTACTTTTTTCAAATGTTAAATTGTTTAGGTGTGTACCAGGTGTTGTAACTATATCAACTAAGTTGTGTAAATCCCATCCATTATTTTCATGAAGAGCAGTTACCGTGTCATAGTAGTTTACTAATATGTATTTACCGGTATCCTCATTTTCCACTATACATTGGTAAAAACCAAATTTACGGGTAGGGAAGTGTTGATGTGTTATACCATGTTCGTAACTGTGTTGGTTACTGCATTTTTTTGAAAAAGTGTGTTGTGGGTGTATTTCTTGTAGTTTTACGTATAACTGTCTCCACACTTCAGTTAGTGCATCATTGTTGAGCCAATGTTCAGGAGTTTCGGCAAAATATAACTTTATATTCATAACAAAAAACCCGGCACAAGGCCGGGCTATATAAAATGAGTTTCTTTGTACCTAGTTCTTAAGAATCTAAGATACCTTTGATTTCGTTTTTAAATGCTTCTTCTTTTGTAAGTTCAGCAGTTTCTTGTACACCTTCTTCGTACCCTCTACCTTTTTCTCTAGCTTGTTTCTTTACTGATGAGAAATCTGAGCTAAAATCTTTCCAAGCTTTACAAAGTTTGTTGTCGGCATTAGCTTCACAATAATCCATTGCTGATAATCCTCCTTTAACTGCTGCAAATAATCCAGCTCCATAAGTAGCTAAATAACCTAGTAATGAAGGGTTTTGCATTATCATATCTAGTATATCAGTTCCTTCAGTTAATTCAGCTTCTTCAACTGTTTCACCTTCTGCTGCTACATCTGCTTCGTTTTTCTTTTTCTTATGCCCGTGATGACTTTCAGTAAGTACTTCTAAATCTTCTACAGGAATATTTTTTACTGTTTTATTACCTTCTTTAAAGAAAACGTCATAATGAGTTACTACATGTTTCCCTTCAGCATTCTCTACTAATGTATGTTCTCCGTCTAAACAGATACCATATCCATAACTTTCGTGCACTACGTGTGCTGCACAGTCATGATTGAATCCAGGTGCTGTTTCTTTAATATTTTCGTCTTTAGCTTTTTTTCCTTCAGCTAAATATTTTTTCAAGTCAAAATTTGTATAATTGCTCATTTTATGTTAATTTTTGTTTTGTATATATATAAATATGTTGTTTTTTTAATTACATTGCTTTCGCTATATCTGCTGCAACTACTGCAATATCTCTACCTTTAAGAGCTGCTTTTAATGTTGGAAGTATTGCTCCGGCATTAGAAGCTCCTTTTATTGCATCCATTGCAGCTATTCCTGCTTTTATTCCTAAACCAGCTAATACCACTATGAATAGTGCTTTTGCTATTTTCATTCTTTTTTCTTCATTCTTAACAAAAGGAGTAAGAAACCCTCCAATAAACTTTAAGAAGTTTTTCTCATTATTATGAGCCCAATCGTGAATAGATTTGAGTGCATTTGAAGTTTTATCAAATCCAAATTTTTCAAATACTATAGCTCCATATTTACCTAAAAGATCTAAAGTAGTGTTTGTAGCTAGAATCCATCCAAGAGCAGATAAAATAAATGATTCATTTACTGTATCATCACCGTCATTGGTTTGTTTGAATTGGTTAGATTGTGTGGCTTTTTTTCTGTTGATTGCAATCGCTAACTGCTTACCGAGCATTTGCTCAGGATTTTCAGTTAAGATTTCTCTTATAATTTCTTGCAGTTGAGATTTTTTCATTACGCTCTTAAGATATCGTTTATAAGACTGTCTAGGTTATGAAATTTAGAAACCTTTACTTTACCTTCTGATAAAGCTATTGGATTCATAAATGCTCCGTGTGTAGAAGGATTAGATACAAAGTCCCAACATACTAGTTCAAAATCTGGTTGAACTTCTAAAGTACCTTCATTTGTTTGTTGAACTGATCCAGTACCTCTAGAAGAAATACCAATTGTATGTCCTGCTTTAATAATTTCTTTTACGATATTACCTGCTGGTGTATTAAGTAGTTCTACCTTACCCATCAAGTCGTCTCCCTTCCAATAAAGCTCTTTTACTATATGTGATGCATTCTTTAAAGATACTACGGGAGACTCAGGGTGATCAAGTTCTCCAAACGCATTACCGTTCTTAACAAACTCATCTACATACTTCTTAGCTTCTCTTTCTAGTATTTCTTTTTTATACACTCTACCGTTTTGATTCTCGGCTCTAGCTCTTTGCATTACTCCTTCAACTTCAAAAACGCCTGGTTTGGTTTTTGATTCAGTAATTGTGGGTCTAAATGGCGTAACGTTTATAAGTAATTCTGCCATATCTTAAAAGTTTGGTGTAAATACTGTTGATTTAGGTTCTTCTAAAACTTCTGTTTCTCCTAGTGGACGTTCACCTGAATTGTTAGCATCAACGTCTGCTTGAGTAATTGTTCTAACTTTAGGTAATTGTATTTTACTAAAGAAAGATCCTTTTTTCATTACCTTACCAAGATCTTGTTTGAATGCTGCTTCTAAACTAGGTGCTATAAATCCTCCTATCTTAAGTCCTTCTTCATTTTCAAAAGCAGATGTCTTTTCAAAAGTACTAGCAATTTTATCACTCATCTTGTCGTAGAATGATTCTATTTCTGTTACTATATTTTCAAGATCATTAACTACTGATTTTACTCCTGCAAAGCTTTCGTATCCTTCAGCCCAATCTGCTAATCTTACTGTAGCAGCTTCTGTTATTAAACTCTTTTTAATTATAGTCTTAATAGCTTCTTTAAGTTGCTTTTCCTTTTCTTGTTCTTTTTCTTTA